GATTTGTGATTGGGCAATTAAAATATTAGGTTTTAGGGCTAAATGGTTTATAGGATTTAAGGCCTTCAAGGGGCATATTTAGGTAATATTCCTAGTAACTCTGTAATTTATTTGCTTAGTATTTATATTAGCATTAACTTTTGTATTCTAGGACAATTTTGTGATTTAGGGGTACCTTGATTACCAAGAACCATTAGGTATTATATAATATAGGTTATAGGTAGGGAAGGTAAATGGCAATCTCCATTCATGGCCTCAAGGACTAAGGTAAATATAATTCAAGGCCCTTAATAACCTACGAAGGCAATTGAGGTTATTGCATATATAATATATTATATTTATATTTGCATTGTAATAATAACTAATTAAATATAGACGTATGAAAACAAGTATTTTAACAACTGATTTTAATTTTGCAAAGAGTATTAATCTTTCATTAATTGCTGCACCTGATGCCTATCCTTCTTATCCATCAGGCATGCTAGACTTCATTAAGCCTTACTTACAGGAACTACAGGAGAACACAATCATTCCTGATTACTTAACTCTAGTATCAATCCAAACTATCGATAACCAAGATGCTGGGGTACACATATTAACCTTTACCATCAATGACCCAGAACATTTCGATGACGATGATACTGCTGGCATCACTTGCCTTGAATGCTTACGGGATACCTTTGCCTATGACCCAGAGGCATGCTTTGGTCAGGCACCTAAGGTAAACGAATTCGAAAACCTTTACACAGTAACAGTTCCTTTCACTTGCTAAATCATTAATCCCAGGGGTACTCATAACAGGGTACCCCTTATTAATACATTAAATATAAACATATGAAAGCTCTTAATCAAATTTCAAATCTCATCATTCTTACCTTAGTAAATTACACTAGGGATTATCCATGGGCATCTTACATTGCCAATTCACTTTCACAATTCGATTCGATATTGCCAGAACTAATGCAATCGAAAGCTAAGGAAATATCTATCTACCTTAACACAGATGATTGCCTTATGGAATTCTCATCCGAAATCCCTGACCCAGAGGAAATTGAACCCGATTTTACCTTCAACATCAAGTATATAACCTTTCAGGTATACTTCGATTAATATATTAACCCAGAGCCTAACTTAGGTACCTGGGTTTTTACTTACGCTAACTTAGTAAGCCCTTATAGGCTATCCTAATCTCTATAGGCTTACCATAGTCCCTATATGGCCTTATTGAAATAGGACCTAATAGGTTTATAGAGGGCAATAATAGGGATATAGCTAATCGGCCTTAATTCTTTATCACCTTAGTCCATTAATGGCCTTATCAATATACAGGTATATAATACACTTCCTAGAGGACAGGCATAAGCTATATAGGATTATCCATATACATATCATATATGCCCACTACAAGGCGTGCGAAGATTTCCCTTGTGAACCTCCAAAATTAAGTGCAAATATTAAGTCCTTTTTAGGGTGCACAATATTTTTCATTTTATGAATTTTTCACGAAAATAATTTTGAAAATAAAAATATTCATTTTCTCAAAAAATTTTCTTGAAAATGTTTGTAGATTAAAATAAAGTTCGTATCTTTGCAATGTGAGAAAAACAAAGCGATATTTGAATGAATTTTTAATTAAAAATTTTTAAGAAAATTATTTTCTAAAAATTTTGTAGATTAAAAAATAGTTCTTATATTTGCAATACAGAAACGAAATAAATACTACCTTATTAAAATAGTTTAAAAAGTCTTGAGGGTCTATTTGAAAAGGTAATAAAAATAATAAATAATAAAACTTTCAAGCATTTTATTATGAAAAAGCAAATTAATAACGTGAATGTAGAAAAAGCAAGTGCAAACGCAAAAGCAAATAGTTTAATTGCTTTAGACGTATTGAAAAGCGTAAAAGAAAAAAACGCTGGACTTTTTAAAACGTCTTTAGGGACAAAAACAGAAATTTACAAAAAAGAACTTTTTGAGGGTGCAAACGAAAAGCAAATCAAATCGTTACGCAAAAAGTTCAGAAATGTAACTTTCAATTTTCTTTCCACGATTGCAAACAATGCAGATAAAAAACTAATTGACGGCTTTATAGACTTTTATAAACAAGTCTATACGCTGAATGATTTTTCATTTAATTCTATTGCATCAGAAAATACAAAAGAAGAAAAGAAAGCAATTCTAATAAAAGGGCTTGAAATAGTGAAAAATTCTTTGAAATAAAAACAAATCAGAGTAGGGAAATATTTCCCTACTCACTCAAAAATTAAATTCTATGTTATTAAATATATTTTTATTTGTTGGTGTAATTTATTTAACAATTCAATGCTATAGAGACTTAAAAGAAATTTTGAAAGACGATAACGAAACATTTAAGGATTGAAAGAAAGCAAAGGGATAAATAAAAATGTTTGTCCCTTACTTTTTATTTTCAAATGTTAAATTTAACGGAACCGTACTCCCCATTTAGTACCACAACTTTTACCTTCCTCGTGATAAGACTCTGCCAGAACTTCCCAGCCACATTTTACTACCACACAAAAATCACTCCTCGTATTAAGGGCATACCTAGATATCCCACACCACATACATGCCCACATAACACACAGAGAAACCAGAGAATAAAACATCCCTGGCTCTCATCCCCTACTTACCCTTCTGGTAAATTACAATATCAAAGTTCTTTCTATAAACCAAAAACTTATAAAGATATGGAAGAAAAAACATTATTCAAACTAGCACGTGCAATTACAGATACAGGTACAGTATCTGTACCTTCAGATGGTGGTACTGTAACCTACCGTATCACTTCCCTCAAAAGGAAACTGGTAAATGGCAAAGTAGTTTCA